AACTTTGAAGATCTTTCAACTGGAAATATACCCGCACTGAACCCACCACCACCGACAGAATCCACTGCGGATCAACAATCACAATAATGGTTGACAAAATCTATAAATACAGTATAATAAAACAGGAATCGAGTATTCAATGAGTTGGAAAAAACATTTTACAGCATATAACGGACCAAGCTCTACAGGTATGAAACCTAGTAGTTCTAGTCGTTTTCAAAGCTGGTTACCTGAAGTATACAGTGGACAACCAAATAGAGTTGAACGCTATGTTCAATATGATCAAATGGACATGGACAGCGAAATCAACGCGGCACTGGATATTATTAGTGAATTTAGTACACAAACAGACGAACATAGTAAACTACCTTTTAAAATAGAATACAAAGAACAATCTACTGAAAGTGAAGTAAGAATCTTAGAGCAAACACTGCAACAGTGGTGTAACCTACAAGAATGGGATCAAAGAATCTTTCGTATGTTTCGTAATGCAGTTAAGTATGGAGACCAGTTCTTTATTAGAGATCCAGAAACATGGACACTATACTATGTAAATTCTGTTGATGTTACTAAAGCAGTTATCAATGAAGCTAAAGGTAAAAAACCTGAACAGTATATTATTAAAAACATTGATTTAAACATGCAGGAAAAAACTGTTAGCAAACCTGTGCAACATGCACAAACATACGGTACAGTTAACAGTATGCAAAGAGGGCAAACACTAGACAGAGGTGCATACGGCGGACAAGCTGGAAACTATGCTAATAATAGTGTAGGCAATATTCAAGAGTATACAGTAGATGCAACACATATTGTTCATTTAGGTATGACAGAAGGAATGGACAACAACTGGCCCTTTGGTAGCAGTATACTTGATCCTATTTTTAAAACATACAAGCAAAAAGAACTGCTTGAAGATTCAATTATTATATACAGAGTACAACGTGCTCCAGAACGTAGAGTATTTTATGTTGATGTAGGCAATATGCCTCCCAACAAAGCTATGGGTTTTGTAGAGCGTGTTAAAAACGAAATTCATCAGAAACGCATTCCTAACAAAACAGGCGGTGGTACAACCATTATGGATGCGGCTTACAATCCACTAAGCATTATGGAAGACTACTTCTTTGCACAAACTGCTGAAGGCAGGGGTAGTAAAGTTGAAGTCCTTCCAGGTGGAGAAAACTTAGGTCAGATTGATGACCTACGTTATTTTACAAACAAGATGTTAAGAGCATTGCGTGTGCCTAGCAGTTATTTGCCAACTGGTCCAGATGATGGAACAGCTAGCTATGTAGACGGCAGAGTAGGTACAGCATTTATACAAGAATATAGATTTAACCAATACTGTATGAGATTACAAAACAGTATTGCTCCGGCATTGGACAAAGAATTTAAATTGTTTATGAAAAACAAAGGTATCAATATTGATGCAAGTTTGTTTGATTTAAAATTTGTAGAGCCACAGAGCTTTAGTCAGTATAAAGAAATTGAAGTACATGCAGCGAGAGCGAATGTATTCAGTGGATTAGAAGCTGTTCCATATATGAGTAGACGTTTTATGATGGAGAAATATCTAGGACTTACTGAAGACGAAATACTTAAAAATGAGCGTATGTGGGAAGAAGAAAATGTTGTTGGAACAACACCAGAAGCAGATGCAATGCCAGGATTAGGCAATATTGGTGTAAGAGGATTTGATGTTCCAGACGGCGGAAATATGGATATACCAGATGTTGATGCTGGTGATGGAACAGAAGAAGGTGCTAGCCCAATTAGTGGTGCAGAAGCAGAGCCTGCAGGAGACGAAAATGCGTAGTAAAGACATTTTAAACGAATATTATGACGCTGAAAATGACGATATAAGCAATAGAAAGATAGACGATGTTCGCAAGTCTAGACTTACTTTAAAGCATATAAATCGTTTAAGAAAGCAACGTGAAGTGCATAATGTTGAACATGCAACCCGTGTTGAAAGAGTTAAAAAGATATACGCTAGACCTCCTAGCCAATAAACTTTTCAAAGAATTTATACTTATCTCAGAGAGATATTCATAAAATACCCATTTTTTAGGGTATTATCCAGGCGAAACGTCTTGGTAGTGTAAATATAGATGTAAACCATCTTGGTAAGCCTGTAATTTTTTAAGGAGAATGATATGAGCGAACATAAGGAATCTTTAGTAAAGGTCCTCGAATATATCGTTAATGATGAGCAAGACAAAGCTGCTGATCTACTTCACAATGTGTTTGTAGAAAAAGCAAAAAATCACTGGTCATCTCTACAAGAAAATGATGAGATTGTAGAAGACGATATTGCAGAAGACGATTTAGATGAAACTATCGATCTCGACGAAGCAGATGATGATAACGAGGAAGAAGTAGAAGAAGCGATTGACGCATCTGACGCTGAAGAAGATTTCCTTGACGACATTGAAACTGCTGAAGAAGAAATCGACCAAGAAGAAATCATGGATGATGAAGACATGGAAGGCGATGAAGCCGAAATGGAATTGGCCATGGACATGGAACCAGAAGCAGACGGTGGCGCAGAGCCAGGTGATGCTGAAGAGGCTATGGATAATGTAGAAGATGCTATTGCTGAATTAAGAGCAGCATTTTCAGACATGATGGGCGACGAAGGGTCTGATGAAGCTCCAGAAATGGATATGGATGACGACATGGAAGAGTCAGTAGAACCATTCGAAGAAGGCGCAAAAATGAGTGCAGTTAGTGTATCACATAGTGATAGCAGTGACAAAGGAAGTCCAGTAGCAAAAGGTGCAGGTAATGCACATGCTAAACCACATCCAACTGATACATCAGAAGAAGCTGGTGCTTCTGCCCCTGCTGTAAAACAAATGAATGTAGCTGGTCCTCAAGAAGCTGGTTCACCAAAAGCGGCACCTGCCCCTAAACGTGAAGCAACTAAAAGCGACAGTCCTATCAGAGGAATGAAGTAATATGAGTATTTCGCTAAAAGAACACTTATCATTTAATCAAGCAAATATCGTAACTGAAACAGTAGATGAAGGTAACGGTAAGAGCTTGTATATGAAAGGTATTTTTATTGAAGGCGATGTACGCAACCAAAATAACCGTATCTACACAAAAGATGAAATTCATAGTGCCGTTAAGGCAATCAATGAAAAAATTAAAGGTGGATATAGTGTATTAGGCGAAGCTGATCACCCAGATGACCTCAATATCAATTTAGATCGTGTATCACACATGATCACTGAAATGGATACTGATGGTGCGAACGGTATTGGTAAGCTAAAACTATTGCCTACTCCAATGGGAAACATTTGTAAAACCCTTATTGAGAGTGGGTGTCATTTAGGCGTGTCAAGCCGAGGCAGTGGCAATGTTAATGATAGCGGCATAGTTAAAGATTTTGAAATCATTACAGTCGATATTGTTGCAAATCCAAGTGCTCCTAGTGCTTATCCCGATCCAATTTATGAAAGAGTAATGAATCATAAACGGGGCAATGTATTAATGGATGTCGCTGAAGCAACTAGACACGACAAAGGTGCACAACGTTATCTCCAGGAAGAGGTAACAAATTTTATTAAAAACCTGAGATATAGGAGAGATTAATATGGCTCATGCAATGGATGAACTATTAAACTCAAATACGCTCTCCGAAGAGGTTAGATCTTCACTATCTGAAGCTTGGACAACCCAACTAACAGAAGCTCGTGAGGCAATCACAGCTGAACTTAGAGAAGAATTTGCAACTCGTTATGAAAATGACAAGTCGCAGATTGTTGAAGCAGCAGATAAAATGTTAACTGACGTTATCGGAAAAGAACTCGAAGAGTTTAAAACTGATAAAGCACAGGTAGCAGAAGATCGTGTAGCTTACCGCAAACATATGACAGAACATGCAAAAGTTCTTGATGGGTTTGTAATGGAAGCACTTCGCAAAGAGATTAATGAACTTCGCGAAGATCGTAATGCTCAAGATACAAACATGTCGAAGCTGGAAGGCTTTGTTATGGAGCAACTAACCAAAGAGCTCAATGAGTTTCATGAAGACAAACGCTCACTAGTTGAAGCAAAAGTCAAAATGATAAAAGAAGGCAAAGAAGTTATTAATCAAACTAAACAGAA